TAAATTTAATAATTTATATGAATGAATATGGTGATTTTGTAGATCAAGGTGTAAAAGGTAAAGATCCTAGCATTATTACAAAGTGGACTAATAACAGATTAGCTGGTAAACAAAAAGCTCCCAACAGCCCTTTCAGTTTTAAGAACAAGAAACCTCCACGTGGATTTATTAAGAAATGGGCAAAGCAAAGGAACTTTAGATTAAGAGATAAGAAAGGTAAATTTGTAAAAGGTAATTATAACGCTATAGCATACGTGCTACAGAAGTTTATTTTTGCTCAAGGTATAAAGCCTAGCTTCTTTTTTACAAAGCCATTTAAGCAAGCTTTTAAAAGATTACCGGGAGGATTAGGTGAAGCATTTAAACAAGATATAATAAACATTACAATAGAAACATTATGAGCACGATTATAAATTCACGAAGCCCTTATTATATTAAGATAGAACCGAGTTCAGGTAATTTAAGCTCCGCGGAATTAAGTCTATATATATACAGTGGTACGTTAACTACAGACAAACCTGGTAATGCTACTTACACTATATCTAAGGATAAGATAGGTAGCAACAATTATGTTATATTTGAGTTTACTGAATTAATAAGAGATTATATAGTTACGGAGTATGGATCGTATGCAACTGATGGTGTATGGGTAGAAGCTGATGTAATTATAACAAAATCAGTAGGTAGCCCTGAAACGCAAAATTATGACTATTTAGCTTTTGATGGTTATGGATATTTTGAAGATGGCGTTAATCCTAGAACATCCACTAATCCAGATGTTACTAAAGTTACAGGTACAACAACAGGTTCTGGTTCTTATAAGCTTATTGATTCTAGTGCTAAGTTTACTAAAACAGTTAGTATAGGGGATACTATAAATAACACAACGGATTCAACAAGTTCTATAATTACATCCATTGACAGTGATACACAAATAAACATACAAGCAGATATATTTAACAGTGGTGAAAATTATTCTGTAGCAGACGTTAACAATTATACTCCGCAGCTATTACAATCTAATACTATTATATATTTTAAGAAAGGTAGGGATATTATATTCCCAGTATTTGCTGAAGCGGAAGGAAATGCTAGTGTGGGTGATGATGGTGAGAACAATGTGTATTGGAATATAACGGAGGAGTTCTGGAACTTATACGATTCTAATTGGGGAGATATTGATTCAGATATTAGTATTGGTGATACAAATATTTCACAAGATAAAATAGCATATATAAGAATAGCCAACACAAATAATTTAAGCACAGGGGACACAATATTGGTTAGCACTAGTAAATCTAACTATGCACAAAGTAAAACTATAACACTAGAAGAAGTGTGTGAACCTAAGTTTGAATTTTTGGAAATCATTTTCTATAACAAATATGGTGCTTTGCAATCTTTACCTTTTAATAAAAAATCAACAAAGGGTATTAAAATTAATCCCGATAGTTACAAAAGGAATTTAATGGATTTTGCGGAGGATCCTACTTATAGCAAAGAGAAGCACCAAATAAGACAATTCCATGTTACCGGTAAGGAAAACATACAAGTAAACACGGGTTTTATAGATGAATCATTTAACGAGGTAATAAAGCAATTAATGCTATCGGAACAAACATGGGTATATGATGGAGTGGATGTGAAACCTATAACATTAAATACAAAAAGCTTACAATATAAGACTAGTGTAAATGATAGTTTAATACAATATAGTTTAGAATTTGAATATAGTTTTAATAAAATAAACGACGTAAGATAGATGCAAAACATACAACTTTATATAGAAGGTCAGAGAATGAGCATGTTTAAAGATGAATCCGTTTCCTTGACGCAAACTATACAGAATGTTAAAGATATTGCTAAAGTATTTACTAATTTTACAAAAACATTTTCTTTACCAGCAAGTAAGGATAACAACAAAGTATTCCAACATTATTACAATTATAACATAGATGATGGTTTTGATGCTAGGGTAAAAAAGAATGCTACGATAGAATTAAATTATCTACCATTTCAAAAGGGTAAAATTAAATTGGATGGTGTGGATATGGTTAATGGTAAACCCTATGCTTATAGAATTACTTTCTTTGGTAACACTATAGATTTAAAAGATTTGCTAGGTGAGGATAAGCTAGATAGTTTAACTTGGTTAAATAATTTTACAACTGATTACAGTATGGCAAATGTAAAATCTGGTTTAACTTCAGGTTTAAATTTTACTGTAGATAGCGTAACTTATAATGATGCATTGGTTGTTCCTTTAATTACACACACAACAAGATTGTTTTATAATTCTACAATAAGTGGTTCCACTGACTCTGAATACCCAAATCCTAACGGTGGTAATTTATATTACCATAATGGCACACATCATCACCATGGAGTGTATTGGGAAGAATTAAAATTTGCAATAAGGGTACCTTTAATAATAAAAGCTATAGAAGAAAAATATAGTTTAACCTTTTCTACTGATTTCTTTGCATCTTATAATTCAGTTTACAACAGCATGTATATGTGGATGCATAGGAAGAAAGGAAACATTGATGATCCTAATGCACCACAAACTTATGATAATTTAGTTCAGTTTGGTTTACCTAATTCCACTATGAACAATGTTCTTGTAGTTGGTGAAAATATAGTTATAACAGGTTTTACAGGTTCACATAAATTGGTTAGTACCTTTACAGTTAGAGCTCCAGATGAAACGAGTGATTACACCGTACAAATAATAAAGGATGGAACAGTGGTAGAGTCCGAAACACAAACAGCGCCTTCAGGTATACAGATTGATACACAAATGGGAAATGGTATATATAATGTTAATGTTATAGTATCAGAAACCTTTACAGTAGGTAATGCTACTACTGATGCTGTGGAATTTGAAGCTAATGATCTTGTAAATTTACAAAGCCAAACTTTTACTGTAAGTACTTATGACATAGCAGCAACAAAACAATTCAGTGGTACAGCTCAGATGCCTAACATGAAGGTTATAGATTTCTTAACTGGATTATTTAAGATGTTTAATTTAACAGCTTTTAAGCAGGATAACGGTGTTATAAAGGTTTTAACATTGGACGAATATTATAGGTATGGTGAGGAATATGTTATAGATGAATACATAGATAATAACAACTCCCAGGTGGATGTTGCTTTACCATATAAGGAAATAGATTTTAAATACAAAGGATTAGGAACAAAATTAGCAATACAACATTCCCAACTTACACAAGGTACAACATGGGGATCAGCTGAATACAGAGGAGGTACAGATGAGGTTAATGAAATAGCAGGAACAATTTATAAGGTAGAAGCACCTTTTGAGCATATGAAATATGAAAGAATGCTAGACGCTGGTAATTCTTATTCAGATACAGATGCGCAGGTAGGTTGGTTTGTGGATGACAATGACCAATCTTATCTAGGACAACCTTTATTATTCTATCCAGTACAAATAACAAATGGTACAGAAATAAGTTTTTTAGAGGATGACGATAGTAGTTCCGGTAGCCATGTTTCTATAGATGATTATTTTATCCCAAGCAATAGTGTGAGTACAAACTCTAACGCTGATAACAGAACTATACACTTTAACCAAGAAAATAATGAATATTCTCCTACACAAAGTTTTACCGGTAATTTATTTAGTACTTATTATGCTAATTATATTGGAGATGTTTTTAAAACAAAAAGAAGATTAACAAAAGTAAAAGCATTCTTGCCTTTAAAAATATTACGTAGGTATACTTTAGCTGATAAGTTTGTTATTGCTAACAGAGTATATAGGATTAATAGTATAACAACCAATTTAAAAAATGGTGAATCTGATTTAGAGTTATTAAACGACTTTGGATCCTATCCTGATCCAGGACCATATTAATAAACAGAAAAATGATAGAAGCAATATTAGAATTATTAAAAACTGCAAATGGTGAATCTGAAAGCATTAGAATTGCCCAAGGAAAATATAAATTTCCTGAATCTATGAAGGAAATGTTTCAACAATTTAAACAAGAAAGACAATGGAAAAAATTACAGTAGATCTAGTAGCTAAAACCGATAAGGCAGTAAAACAGGTAGAGGAACTAAAACAACAAGTAGCTGAGTTAAGTAAAACTGTAGAAAAAAGTAATGAAACCACTGAAAAAGGTTTAAAGGGTGTAAAAGGTGTTGCTAGTAATGTAGGTAAAGGAGTAAAGCAAGTCGGTGGAGCTATAAAAAAGTTAGGTAGAGGTTTAGGTGTTTTTGCTTTAATAATAGCAGCAGCTGGAGAACTTAAAAAAGTATTCCAGGAAAACCAAACTGTAATGGATTTATATAATACAGCCTTTGAGGTGGTATCTATTGCATTTAATGACTTTGTAAGTTTTATTATAGGAAACTTTGGTACTGTTAAGGAATTTTTTAATGCTTTATTTACAGATCCATTAGTAACTATGAAGGAATTTGTTAATGTATTTAAAAAAGGTGTAATAGATAGATTTAACCAGTTTAAAGAAACGTTAGGATTTATAGGAAAAGGATTAGGACAGTTATTCAAAGGTGATTTTTCTGATGCTATGGAAAGTTTTAAACAGGCTGGAAAGGAAAGTGTAGATATAATAACAGGACAAGATCAAAGTTTTGAATCAGTAAAGAAAACGGTTGTTGGATATACTAAGGCAGTTGTAACACAAGCAAAAGAAACTATTAAAGCTAACAAAGCTGCTGAACTAGCAAAAGTAGCTAATGCTGGTTTAATAGAACAGTATGATATTTTAGCTGAACAACAAAGACAAGTAAGAGACGAGGAAAGAAACACTATAGAGCAAAGGATTACAGCTAACAATAAATTAAGAGATACCTTAGAAGAACAAGGTAGGGTAATGAAGGAGAATGCTCAGTTAGTTTTAAATGCTGCCCAATTGGCTTATGATAAAAACCAAACGGATGAAAACGCTATAGCTTTACAGGAAGCTAAGAATGAGCTATTAGCCGTGGAAGCTACTGTAACTGGATTTTTAAGTGAACAAAAAACAAACGATTTAGCATTAGAAAAAGAAAAGCAGGATTTAGCACAAAGTAATATAGATGCAGAAACGGAAAGACATTTAGCACAACAGGAATTTAATGCAGAACAAATAGAAAGTGAATTTTTAAGATTGGAACAACAGAAATTAGTTTTAGAAGAGGAAGCTAGGTTAGAAGAGGAAAGGTTAACTAATAAAAGGGATAAGTATCAAAAAGGCACACAAGCTTATGCGGATGCCAATAATGAATTACTAGCTTTCCAACAAGAAAACGGTAACGCACAAGTAGAAATAGAAAAGAAAATACAAAAATCTAAACAGCAATTAATTACTGATGCATTAGGTAACTTAGCGGCTATTGTAGGTAAGAATACTAAATTTGGAAAAGCTATAGCGGTAGTACAAGCTATAAGAGATACGTATGCTGCAGCGAACACAGCTTTAAAATCTGCTCCACCTCCATTTAACTTTATTGCTGCTGCTGCTACTGTTGCAGCTGGTATAGCAAATGTAAAAGCTATCACAGCAACCAAAGATCCAAAACCTCCTGCTTTTGCTAAAGGTGGCGGTGGTGGTGGTAGTGTACCTACACCATCTGCTATTGCTCCACCTGCATTTAACGTAGTTGGTTCAAACCCTACCAATCAATTAGCGGATGTTATATCAGAACAGACACAGCAACCAGTAAAAGCTTTTGTGGTATCTAATGATGTAACAACAGCACAAGAATTAGACAGAAACATTGTACAAGGAGCTGCTTTAGGATAAATAACAAAAAACAACTAAAATTATTATTATAATATGGATATAATAGAACTTTTTATAGATGAAAACGATGAATTTTCTGGTATACAAGCCATTTCTGTAGTAGAAAACCCTGCAATAGAAGAAGATTTCATAGCATTAAAAAATCAGGAATTAAAACTAGCTGAAGTAGATGGTGAGAAAAGAATCTTAATAGGTGCAGCACTTATTCCTAATAAACCTATATATAGAAAAAGTGGTGAAAAGGAATATTACATTTATTTTTCTAGAAATACGGTTAAAAAAGCAAGTGAATTATTTTTAATGCGTGGTAACCAAAATAAATCAACATTAGAGCATGATCTACCTTTAAAAGGTTTATCCGTTGTGGAAAGTTGGATAGTGGAAGATGAAGAGTTTGATAAATCTAAAAAATACAATTTAAATGCACCTATAGGAACTTGGATGGTTGCAGTAAAAGTTAATAATGATGAAGTTTGGAATGATTTTGTTAAAACAGGTAAAGTAAAAGGTTTTAGCATAGAAGGATATTTTGCTGATAAATTAGAAAGACCTAATGAACCTAATAAGTTAGCTAAGATGGAACAAGAAGAAGCTATAGCTTTAATATCAGAAATTAAAAACATTGTAAGCTTAGCGGATTGTGTGGAATGCGACAAGGTAACAATGGAATCTTATACGGATTATCCTGATGCTGTAAAGAATAATGCAAAAAAAGGAATAGAATTAAATAAAAAGGTAAATAACAAATGTGCTACTGATGTAGGTAAAATTAGAGCACAGCAATTAGCACAAGGTAAACCTATTTCATTAGAAACTATAAAAAGAATGTATAGTTATTTAAGTAGAGCAGAAGAATATTATAAAGAAGGTGACAATGAAGCTTGTGGAACTATATCTTTTTTATTATGGGGTGGTTTAGCTGGTAAACGTTGGAGTGAAAGTAAACTAAAGGAATTAGAGGAACTGAAAGCTCCCTGTTGGCCTGGATACGAGCAGATTGGTACTAAAACCCTTAATGGTAGAAAAGTTCCTAATTGTGTACCTATAAAATAATATGAGAAAAAAACTATACGCAGATAATAGCCATACATCTAGTCCTAAAAATAATAAAAGGGGATGTTTATGTAAAGATGGCAAAACTTATTCCCGTAAATGCTGCGATGGTAGCTATCAAGCACAAGGTGTTGGGAAAATATAACAAACTAAACTTTTAATTATTTATTATATATTATGAAACCAGTAGAAATGTTAAATCAAGTAAAAGAACTTCTAGGAATGGAAGTACAGCTAACCGAGGAAGTTAAGTTAGCACAAATTAAACTGGAGAATGGAACTGTTTTAGAAGCAGAGTCGTTCGAAAGTGAGCAACCTGTATTTATTGTTACTGAAGACGAAAGAGTTCCTCTACCAATGGGTCAATATGACCTGGAAGATGGTAAAATCCTTGTTATAGAGGAAGAGGGAATCATTAAAGAAATTTCAGAAGCTAAAGCAGCAGAAGAATCTCCTGAAGAAATAGAGCAGGAAATACAAGCTGAAGAAGAATCTCCCGAAGAAGAAAAGGAAGATAAGCAGGAAATGAATTATGTAACAAAAGAGGAACTAAATTCAGCAGTTGATGAGATTAAGGCAATGATTGATGAAATCAGAGGTCCTAAAGAAGAAGAAATGTCCGAAACTGAGCAACTGGGATTAGCAATGACGGAAAAATTAAGTAAAGAAGAATCCGTTGAACTAAAAGAGGAGACTGAAAAAATAAATCATTCTCCTGAGAGTAAAGAAACTAAATCTTTAAATCTGTATGCTAAAAAAAGACAGCATACTATAAAAGATAGAGTATTAAATAAAATTTTAAATCTAGATAAATAATAATTATGGCTACTACAACATCAATTACAACTAGCTATGCTGGAGAATTCGCTGGAAAGTACATCTCCGCTGCATTGCTATCAGGTGCTACCTTAGATAGAGGAAGTATCGAAATTAAACCAAATGTAAAGTTCAAAGAGGTTATTAAAAAAGTCGCTTCGGATGCTAACTTCATAAAAGATGCATCATGTGATTTTTCTGATACTGGAACTTTAACATTAACAGAAAGAATACTTCAACCAGAAGAATTCCAAGTTAACTTAGAACTATGTAAAAAAGATTTTAGATCCGACTGGGAGGCAATTTCCATGGGATATAGTTCATTTGACAACCTACCTAAACAATTTTCTGATTTCTTAATTAGCCACGTTGCTGGTTTAGTTGCAGAAAAAACAGAACAAAATATTTGGGGCGGTGTTAATAGTAACGCAGGAGAATTTGATGGATTAACAGTTTTAATGGCTGCTGATTCTGATGTTAATGATGCTGCTAACGGTTCTGAAACAGCTTTCACATCATCTAATATCGTTTCTTTATTAAGTAATGTAGTGGATTCTATTCCAAATTCAGTATATGGAAAAGAAGATCTTAAACTTTATGTACCACCCGTTGCTCATCAAGCTTACATTAGACACTTAGGTGGATACGGAGCTAATGGATTAGGTGCTTCAGGTTACAAAGGAGAAGGTAATCAATGGTATAACAACAACGCTTCTTTATCTTTTGAAGGTATTGAATTAGTTTATACCCCTGGTATGCCTATTAACCACATGGTTGCTGGTCAAAAATCAAACATTTTCTTCGGAACAGGTCTTTTATCAGATCACAATGAAGTAAAAGTAATTGATATGGCTGACTTAGATGGTTCACAAAATGTTAGAGTGGTAATGAGATTTACTTCAGGAGTTCAATATGGAATCGGAAGTGACTTATCTTTATTAACTTTAGCTTAATATCAGTTTAACATAAATTAAGGGGTAGGTGGGATTTCTACCTCCCCTTTTTTTTATAAAATATTATAAATTATGGCATGTACATTAAATAAAGGAAGAATCGAACCATGTAAAGATGTGGTAGGCGGTATAAAACACGTCTATTTTACAGATTTTGGTGGTTATGGTACTGTAACGCAAGATACAGATGACCAAATTACAAACATGGATGGAACTTTTACTGCATATAAGTATGAATTAAAGGGAAATTCATCTTTCGAACAAGCAGTTAATGCCTCCAGAGAAAATGGTACGGTATTTTTCGAACAAACATTAAATTTAACTTTGAAAAAATTATCTTTAGCAGATAATAAAGAAATTAAATTATTAGCTTACGGAAGACCTAATATTGCTGTTGAAGATTATAACGGTAATGTTTTTATTATGGGATTAGAAAATGGAGCGGAAGTTTCAGGGGGAACTATAGTAACAGGAGCAGGGATGGCTGATCTTTCTGGTTATACTCTTACATTTACAGCACAAGAAAAGAAACCAGCAAACTTTATAGATAGTCCAACTGCTTCAGATCCTTTTGCAGGAATGGCTAGCGCAACAGCTTCTATAACATCTGGTTCAGATTTTTAAGATATATTTTCTCTATATCTATTAGAGAGGGGGCTATGGCCTCCTTTTTAGTATAACAATATTTGTTTTTTTTTATTGTCTCAATATGATAATATTACAAGATCTAAATAGTTCACAAACTATCAGCTTTATACCCCGTTCATATAGCTCAACGGAGACATATTCCGTTAATATTAAATCGGAAACTGAAAACAGTTCGGTATATGCACAAGATCATACAGGTGACTTTTCTTTAACACAATATTATAGGCAATTAACTGCCATTTTTAATTTAAAGCAGGATAATTTTTATAACATAGAAATAAAAGACAGTTCTAGTAATATAATATATAAAGATAAAATATTTTGCACTAATCAAACTATATCAGATTATAGTGTAAACAATGGAAACTATGTAACTCATAGCAGTAACAACGAATTTATAATAATATAATGGATAATTTACATATTTTAAACTTATCAAACTATAATAGGCCAGAAATAACTGAAAATAAAAACAAAGACTGGATAAATTATGGGGATGACAACAACTATTATCAATATATAATAGACAGATATAATGGAAGTGCAACTAATAACGCTATTATAAATGGTATTGTTAATATGATTTATGGAAAAGGGCTGGATGCTACTGATTCTAATAGAAAACCGGATGAATATGCACAGATGAAATCTATTTTTGCTTATGATTGTATTAGAAAAGTTTGCCAGGATTTAAAATTGCTAGGAGAGGCAAGTATGCAAATAGTTTACAAAGGTGACAAGGTTAGTCATGCTGAACATTTCCCTAGACAAACATTAAGAGCTGAAAAATGCAATGAAAAAGGTCAAATAGAAGCTTATTACTATTTTAATGATTGGGATAAATTAAAACCATCCGAAAAACCGGAAAGAATTCCTTCTTTTGGATTTGGTAATGGTAAAAAATCCGAAATATTAATTATAAAAAGATATGTTTCTGGATATGACTATTATGCTCCAGTAGATTATCAAGGTGGATTAGCTTATGCAGAATTAGAAGAACATGTGGCTGATTATTTAATAAATGAAGTTGAATGTGGTTTTTCTGGTACAAAAGTAGTTAATTTTAACAATGGAATTCCTGATAAGGAAAGACAATTGCAAGTTAAAAGCGATGTATTAAATAAATTAACAGGAAGTAAGGGAGAAAAAGTTATAGTTGCTTTTAATAGCAATGTGGAATCTAAAACTACTGTTGATGACATACCTTTAAACGATGCTCCACAACATTATGAATATCTATCCAATGAATGTATTAAAAAATTAATTATAGCTCACAGGGTAACATCACCTTTATTAATAGGTGTAAAAGATGGAAATGCTGGATTAGGTAATAATGCGGACGAAATTAAAACAGCTGCTTTGTTATTTGACAACCTGGTAATAAAACAATATCAAAATTTATTAGTAGAATCTTTTAATCAAGTTTTAGCTGTAAATGGCATTACTTTAAATTTATATTTTAAAACTTTACAACCTTTAGAATTTACCGACATGGAAAACATAGAGGACGAGGAAACTAAAGAAGAAGAAACTGGCGTTAAGATGTCTAGCGATGATTCTAAGGAACTTTCAGACGATGTTGCGTTAGATATATTGGAAAATTTAAAAGGAGAGCAAATAGATGAAGAATGGGAGTTGGTAGAAGAAAGGGAATATTCAGATAACAATGTAGATATTGAGCAATGGGCAAATAGTTTAATAGAAAAAAAGAAAAACCTGCTACAAAAAATAGCAATGGCTATACCTAATTTAAAAAAGGGAAAAGGGGATTTTTCTGTACTGGATAAAAGCTTTTATAAAGTAAGATACAAATATGCAGAAAAATATTCAAGCGGTAATTCCAGAGAATTTTGTAAAGCATTAATGAATAGGAACATGGTTTATAGAATAGAGGATATAGATGCAGCATCCAATAAAGGGGTTAATAAAAAGTTTGGACATAAAGGAAAGGCTTATGATCTTTTCCGATTTAAAGGTGGAGTTAGCTGCGGTCATTATTGGAGTGAGCAACTTTATAGATTAAAGAAAAAAACAAATGGGAAATATATAGAAAAATCGGATAAAATTAAAGATTTTGTGGAAGTGGATAATATTCCTAAAACATACCAACCTAAACCAAAAGGATGGAGGGACTCTAAAAAGGCACCAAAAGACATGCCTAATCAGGGACATCATCCAAATTATAAAAACTAAAAATGGCACAAGCATTATTTATAACAAGAAATGATTTAGTAAAATACACTGCTATAAATGGTAATGTAGATACGGATAAATTTATACAATTTGTAAAAATAGCTCAGGATATACATATCCAGAATTATTTAGGAACTGATTTATTTAATAAAATTAGCAACGATATAATATCTGATTCTTTATCTGGTGACTATTTAACTTTGGTAAATACCTATGTAAAACCAATGGTAATACATTGGGCAATGGTTGAATATTTACCTTTTGCAAGTTACACTATCGCTAATAAAGGTATTTATAAACCTAGTGCGGAGAATGCAACAGTAGCTGATGCAAATGAAATTGATTTCTTATTAAAAAAATCCAGAAACTTAGCACAATATTATACTGATAGGTTTATTAATCACATGAGTTATAGAACCTCCAGCACTTTTCCTGAATATTATTCTAATACTAATGAGGATGTATATCCAGATAAGAATGCTAATTTTGAGGGATGGGTATTATAAGAACTTATAAGCCAAAAGAGGCTAACATAAAAAAATTATTAACGTATTTAAAAACTAATAAGATTGGCAACTTTAACAGGCAAGAAAATAAAAAATACGTATGATGCTTTACTAAAGGTAGATGATAACAACACTATATCTTCCACAGCAAAGCAAATTACAGATGGTTTAGGAAATTCTACACCTTTATATATTTCTACAACCCAAATAGGAATAGGTGTAACACCTTCTTTTCAACTTCATACTAGTGGTAATGCTAAAATTGGTGGAAATTTAATAGTAGCTGGTAATCTTACTGTAAATGGATCCACAACAATTATAGATAGCACAATTGTAGCAATTGGGGATAATATGATTGAAATGGCTAAAGATAATATAGCCAATACAAAAGACATAGGTTGGTATGGTACTATTGTTGAAAGTGGAACTAAGTATGCTGGGATGGCTTACGATGCATCAACTGGAGTTACTGCTCCAAAATTTAATTTAGGTTTAGGAACTGTTGAACCAGGCAATACATTTGCTACAACAGTTATTGGAACTCTTATTGCTAATTTAGAAGGTAACGTAACTGGTACTGTTAGCTCATTGTCCAATCATACAACAGATAATTTAACAGAGGGAACTAATTTATATTATACCAACGCAAGAGCTGATGCAAGAGTAGATTTACAAACAGGAGCAAATCTTGATTTGAGTAACAAAGACACAGATGATTTAAGTGAAGGCACAACTAATTTATATTTTACAACTACTAGAGCTAGAGCTAGTTTTACTGAGGGAACAGGAGTAACAATTACAGATGGTGAAATTGCTATTGGTCAAGCTGTTGCTACTACAAGCAATGTTAATTTTAATAGAATTACAAGTAGTGAAGATTTAAGATTTGATGGTACCAATACTAGATTAAGATCAGACAATGAATTTGATTTTCTAACAACATCTGGACAAGCACAATCTTTGAGAACTTTGGGAGTATCGGCACAAACAACGTATAATGGTAATAGTGCTGCTTCTGGTATGTTTAATGCTTTGAATGGTTATGCAGTTGGGACAGGAACAGGAACCACTGTTATTGATTCATCAAGAAATTTAACAAATATTGGTACTGGAAATTTCAGTGGGCAAGTAACTATACCAGAAACTCCAACAGCAGATGCACACGCAGCATCTAAAAAATATGTTGATGATAGTATACCTACTGCTACAACACCTGCATTAAGTGCTGTTTTAGCGACAGGAAATACATCTGGTGCTAATGATTTATTAATAGCAGATGACCAAAAATTACTATTAGGTGATGATTCCGATTTTGAAATATTTAAGTTTGGTGCTGGTGATAATTTTATAAGGAGCAATACTGGTCATTTATATTTACAAATAGAAGAGGATGACCATGATATGTTTTTTCAAGGTGATGATGGAGCTGGCGGTAAAACTACATATTTCTTTATGGATGGTAGTGAGGAAAGAACCAAATTTTTAAAAAAATTAGAGATAGTTGACAATAATCAATTAATACTTGGCTCTAATGATAATTCTTATTTAAAATGGGATTCAACAGCTAGTCAATTATTTATTAGTGGCGATTCTAAGTTTTTAAATAGTGCTTATGTAGTAAATAATTTAAATGTACAAAAATCAGTTTACCAAACAGCAACAGGTGGTTTTTATATAAACAAACCTTATGGAGCTGATTTTTACACTACAACTAATAATTACACTGGTGCAATACAAATAGCATTACCAACTGGTGGAACTGGTCATGATGATATGATTAAGTTTGTTGTTGATATATTTGATTATG